CGCATCCCTTACGCGCCGTATTATGGCCCCGACGTCGCTGCGATGACGCCGATGCAGGTGGCGGCTATGCGGGGCACCAATCAGATGGCGGAGGCCTTCGGCTCGCCCACGGCAGACGTGACGGCGGGCATGCCGACCGCGCAAGATTACGGCGGCATGAGCGCATACTCTGCCGGGCCGATGTACGACGCGGCTCTGGCCGAGTTGCAGCGTCGCCAGCCGGGGACATACGATGCGATCATGGCGCAGTTTGGCGGCACGGCAGGAGCAGGCGGCGGCGTCGGGTCTTCGGCATCCGCGACGGGCTACGTCCCCACGATGGAGCCGCGCATGCCCCAGCGTGAGGGTCGTGACAGCATGCCAGCGCCGCGCGCGCCTGCCGCGACAGGAACAGGCTCTCTGGGGCTGCCAGACCCCATGAGCGGAAACATCACAAGCGTCGGGCCTATTGGCCGCAGCGGCGGCGGCGGTTTGGGCGGGAGGAAATAACATGGCAGGCGGATCAAACCCACAGAACGTCCAGACGCCCGTCGCGGGCAACGTCTCGCAGACGTCGGCCAACCTGTTCAATCAGGCCGCGGCAGGCCCGAACATCGGCCAGTTTATGAACCCGTACACCAGCATGGCGACGGGTCAGGCGATGCAGGATCTCAACCGCCAGCGCCAGATGGCCATCAACGACACCGGGGCCTCCGCAACGCGGGCTGGTGCATTCGGCGGATCTCGCCACGGCGTGGCTGAAGCTTTGACCAATCAGGGCTTCGCGCAGCAGGGCGCTGGCATGTTCGCCAACATGCAGCAGCAAGGCTTCAACACGGCGCTGAACGCGGCTCAGAACCAGCAGGGCATCCAGTCTAACCTAGCCGGGCAGGGCTTCGGCTTCGCGCAGAACATCGCCGACCGTCAGGCACAGCAGGGCGCGATCCAGCAGGCCCTCAATCAGGCTTTGATCGACGCATCCAAGGCGCAGTACGGCGGCTTCACCGGGTCTCCGACGGCAAGCCTGAATACCCTGTTTGGCGGTGTCGGCGCGTCCAACATGGGCCAGCAGACCCAGACATCGACGCAGAAGCGCGGCCTGTTCGATTACCTGACCGCCATCGCGAGCCTCTGAGGTCTAAATGGTAATGACGTCCGAACAACTGAAGAGAATGGTTTTCCCCGGCGAAAGCGGCGGGGATTACAACGCCCTCTTCGGCTACGCCAACCGCCCCGGCGGACAGTTCGAGGGCGTCAGGCTGACCGACATGACGGTCAATCAGGCCCTGCAGTTTTCGGACCCGATTGGACCATACGCGCAGAGCGTCAGGGGGCAGATTGGCCGTGTGGCAACACCGATGGGCGCGTATCAGGTCGTCGGCAAGACACTGCGCGCGGCCATGAACGGCATGGGCCTGACGGGCAACGAGCGCATGACGCCCGAACTGCAGGACCAGATCGGGATGTGGATTTATCAGAACCAAGGCCCCGGCGCTTGGGAAGCATGGGGCGGCGGCGGCAGTGGCTCCGCAAGTTCAGGGAAGGGTGGCGCGATGCCAATGGGATTGTTCGACATGCAGGAAGAGCCGCAGACCTTCGGGCAGCGGCTGAAGCGTGACTTCCAGAGCGGCGAGTTGATGGACCGCATCGCGCTGGCCGCCAACACGCTGCGTATGGATCCCGACCAGAACCTCGCGCAGATGATCCAGATCCGTCAGGAGAAGCGCGGCGAGAAGGACACGGCAAACCGCACGGCTCAGTGGCTGATGTCGCAGAACCGCGAGGATTTGGCGCAGGCCCTGATGACGGGTGCGCTGGACGCCAAGACTGCTGTTGCGACGGCTCTGACGCCTGCCGCCGACACGCGCACGGCCATGATCCAGAACTACGAATATTGGCTCACTCAGGGCAAGACGCCGGAAGAGGCTCAGGCTCTGGCCCGCGCCGGGGCTGGTGGCACGACCATCGACATGAGCAGCGGCGGCGGCAAGTTCGAGGAGCAGTTTGCCAAGCTGGACGCCGACACCATCGGGAGCGTGCTGACGGCAGGGTCTGCGGCCTTGCGGAGCGCAGGGAAAATTGAGCAGCTTGAGCAGCTTTTGGCAGGCAGCCCCGGCGGCATTGAGGCAGGCTTGATCCAAATCGCTGGCGAGCTTGGCATCAACACGGAAGGCTTGGACCAGATCACTGCCGCGCAGGCGATCATCAATTCACTGGTCCCAGAGCAACGCACGCCGGGATCCGGCCCGATGTCTGACGCCGACTTGGCTCTCTTCAAAGCGTCGCTCCCGCGCATCATCAATCAGCCCGGCGGCAACGCCATCATCCTTGCCACGATGAAGGCCGTGGCTCAGTACGACGCCGCTGGCTTGGCCATCGTGCAGCGCCTGCGTACTGGCGAAATCACCCGCGATCAGGCATTCCAGCTTCTGATGGATCGCCCGCATCCGATGCCGCAATTCAGGGCGACACCGGGCGGCGGGACTGGGACAGATACTACCCTGTCGCCCGGAGCCGTAGACCTGATTGAAGAAAATTAAGGGGGGGGGCGGCGGTTATGGCTTACACAAAGAAGCAGTTGATGGACGCGGCGGCCAAGGCCAAGGCGCTTGGCTTGGAAAAAGAATACGGCGAGTTGATCGCCGAGGCTCAGAAGATGACAGGCCCCGGCGAGCAGGCTCTCACGGGCTTGTATGAGGGGCTGGCTGCTGGCGTCGGCGCTCCCGTTGATCTCGCGACGTGGGCCGTCAACAAGGGCCTCGGCGCGCTCGGGGTGGACCAGATCCAGAACCCGGTCGGCGGCAGCCAGAGCGTTGGAAACCTGTTCGACGTAGTTTCCGGCGGCGAGGCGATCCGCAACACGCCCCCGCCCGGAACTATGGGCCAGCGCGTGGCACGGCGAACGACGCAAGAGATCGGTGGCGCGGCTCCGATGGCCGTCGCACTGCCCTTGGCTGGCGCTCGCGCTATCACGACAGCGGCTCGCACGGGTGTGCAGCCCGGCGTCGCTGGCAGCCTCGCGTCTGACGTCTCTCGCGCGGCTCAGGCCGCACCCGTAAAGTATTCTGCCACCGAGCTTGCGGCGGCGACGGGTGGCGGCCTTGGCGCATCCGCAGCGCAAGAGGTTATGCCCGGCAGCGCGGCGGCAGAGATCATCGGTCAGGTGCTTGGGGGCGGCGCTGGCGCGGGTGGGTACAATACCGTTGAGCGCCTCGCCACGCCGCCAAAACCGCTTGCCGCGTCTGCGCGTGACATGAAGGCCATGGCCGGGGATATGTACAACAATCAGCGCGTCAGCGGCCTGAGCGTACAGCCGCAGGCCGTTTACCCAATCTACGACCGCGCCTTCCGCATGATTGACGAACAGGGCATCATCAAGCCGGACGGAACCATTGACAGCGACTACACCAAGGTCGCCAGCGTGCTGTCTGACCTGAAACAGTACGGCCAGAGCGGGATGACGGGCGCGCAGCTTCTGGCGGTTCGTCAGGGGATTGCCAACCGCGCAAAAGACGCGGCAGGCACCAGCGAAGGCACGATGCTGAAGCGTATCCTGCGCGAGTTCGACACGGTGACGTCCACCTACGCGCCAGAGATTGCCACGGCCAATGACCTGTATCATCGCGCGGCCAAGGCCGAAACGATTGAAACCATGCTTGACGTGTCCGGGATCCGCTCTCAGCAATTCTCCCAGTCTGGCCTTGAGAACGCCATCCGCACCGAGTTCCGCCAACTGGCCATCAAGATTGCCAAGGGGCAGGAGGTCGGCTGGACGCCCACTGAGATTGAAGAGATCAACATGATCGCCAAGGGTGGCCCGCTCGAAAACTCGTTGCGGTTCATCGGGCGTCTCGCCCCCAAGGGCATTGTCTCCCTTGCGGCATCTGGCGCGCTGCCATACCAAATGGTCACCAGCCTGACAGGCAACCCCACAATGGGCGCGGCAGTCGCGGGTGGCACGATGGCGACAGGTTTTGCGGCAAACACCGCTGCTGGTGCCCTGCAGCAACGTCGGGCGACGGATCTCTACCGCAGCATGCTGTCGCGTGAGGGGCTGTCACCAGAGGGCCAAGAGCGGCTGGCGGCGGCAATCAAAACGTATCTGGCTTCGGTCGGGTCACGCGCGGCAGAGCCGGGCCTCAATTTGATGATCGACAATCCTTCGGGGAATGACTGACAATGGCAAAGCGCGAAAAATACGGCCCCGACGTCGAACTGGCGACCGATGACGAGATGGAAATGATCCTCGAAGGCTTCGAGGCTGAAGACGAGCCTGAAGATGACGACGGCGTGTTCAAGCCTCTGGACGAAGACCAGATCGAAAGCATCGTCGGCACGGCCATCGACGAGGCCGTAATGTTCATCGCCGACGAGATCGCCGACCGCCGCATCAAGTCGCAGCGGTACTTCAACGGCGAGGTCGATATCGGCGAGGAAGAGGGCCGCAGCACCATCGTCTCGACAAAGTGCCGCGACACCGTGCGTGCCGTGAAGCCGTCGATCCAGCGCGTGTTCATGACGTCTGAGCGCCCGGTGGAGTTCATCCCCAGCGGCCCGGAAGACGTGGCTAGCATGGAGCAGGCGAGCATCTATGCCGCCGCCAAGTTCCGCCAGAACAACGGCTACCAGATCCTGCGCGACGTCACCCACGACGCGCTGGTCAACATCGTCGGCTTCACCAAAGCTTACTGGGCAGAGTACGACAACCCGAAGGTCTACGACTTCACCGATCTGGACGAGGCGCAGTATCAGGCCATCGAAGCCTCGCCGGGTGCCCAGATCGTAAGCGTCGAGCAGCGGCCAGACGAAGAGACCATCCGCATGATGCAGGAGCAGGTTGACGCGGCTCAGGCGATGGCACAGCAAGCCGCCGCTATGGGCCAGCAGATCGATCCGTCGCAGCTTCCGCAGATGCCAGCCGAACTGCCCCAGCTTTACGACGTGCGCGTCATCCGCCGCAACCCGGCGGGCAAGCTGTGCATCGACACGATCCCGCCGGAAGACTTCTTCGTTGACCGCAACGCTCGCGGCGACGATGACTTTTACGTGATCGGCCACCGCACCGAGATGCGCGCAGCCGACGTCATTGCGATGGGCATCGACGAAGACAAGGTCATGGAACTGGACAACGGCTCGACCGTTGACCTTCGCGATCAGGAAGAGGAAGAACGCCGCCGTTACCCCATCCAGCGCGATGAGGACGAGAACGCCGAAGACCCGTCCATGAAGAAGGTCATGGTCTCGGAGGCCTACATGCGCGTGGACGTGGACGGCACGGGCATGCCTGTGCTGCACAAGTTCCTCATGGGCGGCACCGCGAACCGCCTTCTGTCATATGAGCCTGTGGACGACCACCCCTTCGCTGGCTGGCACGTTGACCCCGAGCCGCACACCTACTTTGGTCGTAGCCTCGTCGAGATCATCGAACAGGACCAAGACGCCGCGACGGCTGTGACGCGTGGCATCCTTGACAACGTGATGATGACCAACAACCCGCGCGTCGAGGCCGTCAAGGGCCAAGTCGAGATGGACGACCTCCTGAACAACGAGATCGGTGCCGTCGTACGCGTCAATCAGCCGGGCATGCTGCGCGATCTGGCTGTCCCCTTCGTCGCTGGCCAGACCCTGCCCGCGCTGCAGTACATCGACCAGATGGTCGAGATGAAGACGGGCGTCACCCGCGCCAGCATGGGCCTCGACCCCGACGCCCTGCAATCGACCACCAGAGCCGCCGTGACGGCCACGGTGAGCGCCGCTGCGGGCCAAGTCGAGGTGATGGTGTCCAACCTCGCCTACACGGGCATGCGTCGCCTCTTCCAGCAGATCCTGAAGCTGATGGCCAAGCACAGCACCAAGGCTGAGATGCTGCGGATCAACGGCACCTACGTCCCGATGGACCCGCGCGTGTGGGACACCGAGTTGGACGCGACCGTCAACGTCGGCCTCGGCACTGGCAAGGAGGAGCAGAAGACGGCCATGCTGGGTCAGGTCATGCAGATCCAATTGCAGGCCATCGGCACCTACGGCCCGGCCAACCCGCTGGCTGGCATCGCGCAGTTCCGCAACACGCTGGCCGACATGCTGACCACCAACGGCATCCACAACGTGGACCGTTACTTCCTGCCCATCCAGCCAGCGCAGCCGCAGCCAGCCCCCGGCGGCGAGCAGCAACAGCAGCCGCAAGGTGACCCGGCGCAGGCTATGGTGGCCGCCGAGCAGATCAAGGCTCAGGCCAAGCTGCAGTCCGACGCGCAGCGCATGCAGCTTGAGTTCATGAAGGCTCAGATGCAGGACGACCGCGAGCGTGACCGCATGCTGCAGGATCTGGAAATCGCCATGGCGCAGATCTCGGCCAAGTACGGCATGGCCATCGACACGGCGGCCATCAAGGCGCAGCAGGCGACCACGCAGGCCATGATGCAGCCGCAGCAACCAGCAATGCAAGCGCAGCAAGGCATGCCTAGCGGAGGCCCGATCTGATGGACACCGTGCAGCGCGCCGCCAGAGCAAAGGCCCTTTTGGAAGACCCCCTTCTCAAAGAGGCCTTTGATGTGTTAGAAAATGCACAGATCAGCGCGTTCACCACTCAGGTGTGCGATGCTGAACAACTCATGGAGGCGCACCGAATGGTTCGGTCGCTGCGGATGCTCAAGGACCAACTGACCTCGTTCATAGTGGACGGGAAGATGCTTGAGCGGCGCGAAGAGAAGAGGAAGCAGCACCGTGGATGACACGACTGCACTTGAGAGCGGAAGCATCGATGCCGTGGCGGCCAGCCTGATTGACGGGCCGACGCAAGAAGATGAGCAGCCAGAGGAAATGGAGCAGTCCGAGCAGGACGACGCGCAAACCCAGACCGACGGCGACGAGGCGGAGGCTGATGAGGCTTCTGCAGACGAGGACGAAGGCGCAGACGAAAGCGACGCGGACGTCGAAGAGGACGAGCCAGCCGAGCAGCTATACACCGTGAAGGTGGATGGCCGCGACCAGCAGGTTCCCCTCAACGAACTACTCCGGGGCTATGCGGGACAAGCCTACATCCAGAAGGGCATGAAAGAAGTCGCAACGATCCGGCAACAGTTCGCGGCGGCTCAAGAGGCCCTGATAAATGAGCGACAGCAGATCGCACAATTCGCGCAGGCGGTGCAGACGGGACAAGTGCCCATGCGACCGCCAGAACCTCCGAGCGAGGAACTGCTATCCAGAGACCCCATTGGCTACCTTGAAGCACGCGTGAAGTACGACAAGGAAGCCGCCGCATACCAGCAGGGCCAATACGCCATGCAGGAGATGTCGGCCCGCCAAGCTAAGGCGCAGGAGCAGGCACACCTAGCCTCTCTTGCGGAAGAGCAGCAGCGGCTGGCACAGGCGATCCCGGCCTTCGCAAAGCCCGAAACGGCGGCGAAGGTGAAACAGGATCTTCTGAAGGCAGGCCAAGAGGTCTACGGCTTTGAACTCGACGAACTGCGCTCGGTCGCTGACCACCGCATGCTTCGCGTCCTGCACGATGCCGCCCAGTACAGGCGGCTAATGGCGGGCAAGGCCGCTGAGAAGCAGCCATCGCAGGCACCCAAGACACCGGTCATCAAGCCCGGCGTCAAGGCTGCACCGCAGGCGAGCAAGCGAGTGAAGGGCGAGAAGGCTAAAGCTCAGATGAAGCGCACGGGATCGGTCGACGACGTCGCACGGTTCCTCCTGATGTAAACCCCAATTGAAGGATCACACCAATGGCTGTGAACGCAAATACCGAAAAGACGTACGACGTCTCCACCATCCGCGAAGACCTGCAGGACGCATTTATCTCCATCTCCCCGATGGAAGTGCCGTTCCAGTCGGCCATCGGCCGTAAGACCGCCTCGAACACCTACTTCGAGTGGACCGAAGTCGATCTGGCCGCCCCGACCGCAAACCGCGTGAAGGAAGGCGAAGCTGCCCCCGGCAACGACGCACCGACCAATGGGAAGCGCTTGGGCAACTACACCCAGCTCAGCGACAAGGTCGTCGAGGTCAGTTCGACGGCTGATGCCGTCAATGGCGCAGGCGACATCCAGACCATCGCTAAGCAAATTGCGTTTAAACTCAAGGAGTTGAAGCGCGACATGGAAGTGATGCTGCTCTCGAACATTGCCGCCGACGCTGGCGGTGCTGACGAGGCTCGCATCACGGCTGGCCTGCCGGCGTTCCTGCGTACCAACGTGGATCGCTCGACCGGCACCGTCGACGGCGCCAACCCGACCTTGTCGGGCACGACTGCCGGCTACCCGAACGCAGCCGCCACCGACGGCTCGGTTCGCGCTCTGACCGAAGACATGCTGAAGTCGGTCATCGCAAAGTGCTGGGACAACGGCGCAGAGCCTTCCATCGTCCTGTGCGGCAGCGCCGTGAAGCAGAAGATCTCTTCGACCTTCACCGGCTCGGCCACCAAGTACCAAGACATGACCAACAAGAAGTCTCTGGTAGCCGCGGTGGACGTCTATGTATCTGATTTTGGTACGATTTCTATCGTCCCGACCAGATTCCTTGAGACCCGCACCGCGAACTCCGAGACCGTCGCTGGCCGTGACGTGTTTGTTCTGGACCCGAACTACGCTCGGATTGCTTTCCTGAACAACGTCAAGCAGACCCCGTTGGCCAAGACCGGTCACTCGGAGCGCCGCCTGATCGCCGTGGAATACGGCCTGCAGGTGGACAGCGAAAAGGCACACGGCATCATCGCCGACATCAGCGGCGCCCTCTAATCGCCGCTGTAAGATCCGGGCATCCCTTCGGGGGTGCCCACCTATTCCGAGGGGACACCATGAAAATTCGCATCACCACAGATCGCCTGCCGCAGCCGGAGCGCCACAAGGGCGCCGAGATCGACGTCTCGGACGAGAAGGCCGCCTCCATGATCGCACAGGGCTTCGCAGAGGCCGTACAGGGCGCACCAGTCGCCGCGCATGCGCCTACCCGCCGTCGCCGTGGGGAGATCGCGCTGTGAAGCTGTATGACGTCAACGAGCGCATGATCGAGGAGGATGGCAAGCTCATCATC